GGTAATTCACACCCCGAGGGTTTTCCAGTGAACGCCACTCGATTTGAGGGCTAACAGACCTAACAGAAATCGGCGATGGCAGCTAACACGGCTAACGCGCCGCCGCCTTCCGTCATGATGTCGATCGGCGACCTGGCAGCGCGCGACGGCGTTTCAAAACCAACGGTGTCGATCGCCGTCAAGCGACTGATCGAGCGGCACGGCCTCACCGTCGAGCGCGACGGCCGCGGCCGTGTCGCCAAGGTGAACGCGGCGCAGTATGATCACTTGCGCGATCGGTTCGGCGACGCGCACCACGCGCAGGCGCCGGCCCGGCCGCCGGCAGATGCGCCACCGTTTCCGCCGCCGCTTGCCGACAAGGCAAACGATAGTCTTGATGAGGCGCAGCGGCAAAAGGCTTGGATCGATGCCGAGCGCGCCCGCATCAATCTCGCCGAGCAAAAAGGTGAATTGCTTCGCACCGCGGCCATGGTTGACGCCATCGGCGAATGCGGCATCGAGATCGCGCGCATCCTCGACCGGCTGCCAAACGCATCGGATGATCTTGCCGCTGCAGTCGGCCGCGATGGCGCCCATGGCGTGCGCGTCGAGCTAAAGAACCTGGCGCGCAAGATGCGCGCCGACATCGCCGAGGCCTTGGCCGCGATCGCCGGCGCAGCACCAGAACTGGAACAGGAAACGCCGGCCACCGCCGCCGCCGCCGCATGATAGGCTTGCCGGGTTTTCTCAATCCGCGGCGCTTGCTCGCCGAGCGGATGGCCGCCACCATCGCGCCTCCCGAGCGGCTATCGTTCGATCAATGGTTGCCGCAAAACCTGATCCTGATCGACGGCCCGCAAGCCGGCGAGCCATGGGGCGCGGAAGGCGCGCCGTATCTGCCCGGCATCGCCGAGTGTCTTTCGGACGATCATCCTTGCAACCTTGTGACGGTGCGCAAGTGCCAGCAATCCGGCGCCTCGATCTTGGCGCTTGGCTGGTGCCTCTATGTCGCCGACCGCGAGCCGGCGAACATGCTGTACGGTGTGCCGGGGATCGACGCGCTCAAGAAACTTAACAACACCAAGCTGCAACCGCTAACCGATGCGTTTCACAAGCACATCAAGCGCACGGTGATCCTGCCGCAAATGTCGCGATCCGGTGACGGCTCGACCACTTACGAAAAGAAATTCGCCGGCGGTTTCTTGGTCCTTGGCAATGCCAACAGCGTGATGGACCTCTCATCCATCACGGTTCGCAAGGGCGTCAAGGATGAGGTTTCCAAATGGGCCGACATTCCCGGCTACGGCGATCCTGAAAAACTGTTTTTCGGCCGCTTCACCGCGCACCGCAGGGTTGCCGATTGGAAAATTTTCGAAATATCGACGCCAGAGGTAGACTCCGGCCTCGATGATCTCGATGAGGCCGAGGGCCATTGCCGGATCGATCGCTCGTTTCGCAAGAGCGATCAGCGGCACTGGCATTGCCCTTGCCCGGAATGCGGCGCGCTGTTCGTGCACCGCTTCGAAAACTTTCTGATCGACACCAAGGCGCCGCATAAAAGCGTCTATGCCTGCGACCATTGCGGCCATCACGTCACCGAGGCCGAGCGCGTCGCCGCCGTCCGCGCCGGCGTGTGGCAATCGATCCTGCCGGAAGCCGATCGCGCGGGCCGCCATCCCGGCTTTCATGTCGATGCCTTCATTTCTCTGATGATGTCCTACCAGGCCTTGGCCGAGGATTGCATCAGCGCCAAGACCGAAACCGAAAAAAAGGCGTTTGCAAACCTCAACCTCGGCCTGCCCTACAAATACGGCGGCGACGCGCCGGATCATGTTCGGCTGATGGAACGCCGCGAGGCCGATATGGTCCGCGGCCACGTTCCGCCGCGCGGCCTGATTCTGACCGCGTTTGCAGACGTGCAGATGCGCGGGATGTGGTTGCTGGTGATCGCGCACGCGCCTAACCGCGAAAAATGGGTAGTCGAGGCCGAGTATATCGACGGCGACACCTCTGACATGAACGGCGCCGCGTTCGAGCAGTTGCGCAAGGCGCTCGATCGGGAATATCTCGACGCGTTCGGCGGCAAGCGCCGCATCGACGCGCTCGGCATCGACTCGGGCTATCGTAGCCATATCGTTTATTCCTGGGTGCGCCGGCATCAGCGCGTGCATCCGATCTCAGGCCATGACGTTATCCTGGCAACCAAAGGCCTCAAGGGATGGGGCCGGCCGGCGATCGGCCAGCCGAAATTGATGGATATCAGCCTCGGCGGCAAGATCATCCGCGAGGGTGTCAAGGTTTGGGGCCTCGGCACCTGGCCGCTGAAATCGGAGCATTACACTAATCTGCACCTAGCGCCGCCGGTGGACGATACCTGCTATCCAGACGGCTATTGCCACCATGGCAAATGGCTCGATGAACAATTTTTCCGCCAGATCACGGCGGAAAGTTTGCAGGATATCCGTTTCCGCGGCCGCGTCACCGGGCGCGAATGGGTGCGCAACGGCCCAAACCACTACCTCGATTGCTACGTTGGCAATCACGCGCTTGGCGAATATCTCGGCATTTCATCGACGACGCGCGAGCAATGGGCGGCGCTCGCGGCACAGCGCGGCATGCCGGCCGCGCTTGTCGAAACCGATCTTTTCAGCGCACCCGCGCCGGCGGTCACGATCGTGCGCGAAAAAACGCAAAGCGCGTCACTTGCAACACCATCGGAGCCGAAACGCGCCGGATGGATCGAGAAAAAACCAGGTTGGTTGAGCTAAAAAAGGACGCATGAACGATGGATAAGCCGCTGGTGATTATCGTTGGCGCCGATAAGGGCGGCGTCGGCAAAACCATGGTGTCGCGCGCGTTGCTCGATTTCCTCAAAGCGCAGGGCATCGAAAACCGTGCTTTCGACACCGAGGCGCCACAAGGCGTCTTGCATCGGTTCTTTCCCGATCGCGCCGAGATCGTCGATCTCATCGACTCCGATGGGCAGATGCGGGTTTTCGATACGCTCGGCAGCGCCGTGACCGTGATCGACATCCGCGCCGGCCTGTTGTCGCCGACCTTGAAAACATTGGCCGAGATCGGTTTCATCGATCCGGCAAAATGCCGCATCGTGGTGTTGCACATCCTCGGCAATTCGCAAGCCAGCGTTGATGAGGTGCAGGCCATCACCGCGGCGATCGCATCGGCGCGCTATGTCGCGGTTGCCAACCACATCAACGCCACCAAATTCGATTTTCCGCACCACGCTATCAATATCCCGGCACTCGATGTCCGCGCTTGCGAAAGCGTCGATGCCGCCGGCCTATCGTTCGCAGCCTACATGAACGGCGCCGCCTCGCCGGTGCTGCGCGGCAAGGTGCGGCATTGGCTCGGCCTGGTGTTCGCGCAATTCGGCAGCGCGAGGTTGACCGGCTAAAAAAATCATTCTCCGGTGATGGTGCGTTAGAGCCGCTTTCGTACCGGCTCGGCCGCTTCAAACCTTGGCCGCAAGCCATCACCGTATGCGCGCGGGCGACGCGCGCACCTCGGCCCGCGCCGGCAATTTGTATTTGTGCACCGCGCGGTTTTTCGAGGCGGCGGCCGTTGATTGCTGTTGCGGCGATCGCGGCCGCCATTTCGTTTCAAGGGGCATGGCTATGACCATCACGCATCGCGGCAGCTATGGCCTCGACTGGCTCAAGCCGCGGCCGCGTCGGCAGGGATGGCTCGCACGCAAGATCGCTTGTTGGCGCCGCCGGCTCGGCTGGTAAGGAAAACCCGCGATGGCGATGACTCAAGGCGAGATCGCAGCACTCCCGGTCGATCGCTTGCTCGGCAAGATCGCCGAAGAATCCGGCGAAGTGATTCAAGCCGCGATGAAAATGCAAGCCCATGGCGCGCGGCCTCAATGGTCCGGCGTGCAATATGACAACGTGGCCGATCTCAATACCGAGTTTTCGCAACTTTCCGGCTTGATGCAGGAATTTCGCCGCCGTTTCGGCGTGAATTAAGGAACGCGCTCGATGGCATGGAGTCAAACCGATCTCGACCGCATCGAGGCCGCGATCGCCAAGGGCGTGCGCAGCGTCACCTATCAATCCGGCAGCGTCACCTATCAGTCGCTCGATGAAATGCTGAAAATTCGCGACCTGATGGCGCGCGAGATCGGCGGCCAGCCGGCCGTCACCCGCGTGGTCGGCTCTTATGATAACGGCCTGTGGGCCGGCTTCCTGTTTCCCGATCGCTGGCATGGTGGTTGCTGATGTCGGCGGCATGGAATTGGCTCGACCGGACTATCGCCGCCGTCAATCCGCGCGCCGGCGTGCGCCGTGCGGCCGCGCGTGAGGCGTTGACCCTGCATTATGACGGCGCCGCGCGCACCCACCGCACCTCTTGGAAACAGATCGGCGGCACCAGCGCCAATACCGAAATCCAGATGTCGCTGGATCGGTTGCGCAACGTTTGCCGGGATTTCGGCCGCAACAATCCGATTGCCTCCAACATTCACGCCGAGATTCAGGGCCATGTCATCGGCGCCGGCATCATTCCTAGTGTCAAGGCTGGCAACAAGAAGCAAAAGGCCGCGCTGCAGTCGCTGATCGAGGATCATCTGGACACCACCGCGATCGATTATGACGGCCGCACCAATCTTTCCGGGTTGCAGTCGCTGGCGATGCGCACCGTGGTGGAAAGCGGCGAGGTGCTGATCGTCCGCTATGTGCCGCCCGCATCGTTGCGGCTGCCGGTGCCGCTGCAAATCCGCGTCATCGAGGGCGACTATCTCGACGTGCGCCGCCACGGCTCGCTGCCCGATGGCAACATCTGTTTCCAGGGCATCGAGTTTACCCCGCAAGGCCAGCGCGTCGCCTATTGGCTCTATGATGAGCATCCCGGCGGCGGCATCACCTGGAAATTTCCGGACTCGCATCGCGTGCCGGCCAGCGAAGTCCGTCACCTCTACCGCGCCGATCGTCCCGGCCAGCAGCGCGGCGTGCCATGGGGCGCGCCCGGCATTATGACGATGTGGGATCTCGCCAACTACGAGGAAGCCGAGTTGATGCGGCAGAAGATCGCCGCATGTTTTGCGGTGTTTTTCACTGGTCCCGATACCGGCGGCCTCGGCGCATCGGCTGCCGCCGGCAAAACCAATGCCGGCAATCCGATCGAGCGCCTTGAGCCAGGTATGATCCAGGCGCTGCCGTCAGGATCGACCGTAACCACCGCCTCGCCGCAGATGATGCAGGGCTTTCGCGATTTTGAAATGGCCTATATCCGCAAGATTTGCATGGGCTACGGCGTGCCTTATGAAGTAGGTAGCGGCGATCTTTCGCAAGTCAGTTTTATTTCCGGTCGATTGGGGCGCATCGGCTTCAACATCAAGATCGATCAATGGCGCTGGCATATGCTGGTGCCGCAGATGTGCGACGGCATCGGCCGCTGGTTTATCCAGGCCGCCGTGATCGCCCGCGGACCGCTGTCGAGCAATCCAAAACTGACATGGACGCCACCGGCGCGCGAAATGGTGTCGCCGAAAGATGAAATCCCGCCGATCCGCGACGCCATCCGCGCTGGCCTCACCTCACGCAGCGAGGCCGCGCGCTCGCTGGGCTGCGATCCCGAATTGATCGAAACCGAGCAGGCCGAAGAAAACACCCGCGCGGACACGCTCGGCCTGCGCTTCGACTCGGACGGCCGCGTTCCGTTCCCGATGCGCGGCGTTGAGCCGGTGGCACCCGTTGACGAAAACGGCCCGGCCGATCCGTCGCAGCCGGCGCCCGCGCCCATGCCTTCAAGTCCGGCGCCGCCGCGCAAGCCGGTCAAGTCTAAAAAGGAATCGAAGTAAAATGGACAAGAATTTGATGGTCGGCGGTGAAATGCACCTGTCCGGCGATGTCGGCGATAGCGGATGGGGCGATGATTGTTTCAGCTACAGCGATGTAGCCAACGGCCTCGCCGCGCATGGCGACGGCGATCTCACGGTGCGGCTCAATTCCGGCGGCGGCCTCGCCACCGAGGGCATGGCGATTTTCTCGCTTTTGAAAGCCCATCCCGGCAAGGTCAGTATCGTGGTCGACGGCATCGCCGCCTCGGCGGCCTCGCTGATCGCCATGGCCGGCGACACCAGGCAGATGCGCCAGGGCGCCATGATGATGATTCACGATCCCGCCACCATCACGGTCGGCAACGCGGACGTGCATCAGAAAAAGGTCGATATGCTCGACAAGCTCGCCAACAATTACGCCGGCGTCTATGCCCGCGCTGCCGGCAAGACGGTTGAGGATACCCGCGCCATCATGAAGGCGGAAACCTGGCTGACCGCCGATGAGGCGGTGAAAGATGGTTTTGCCACCGCGCTGCTGGATGAGCCGGCGACGGCCAAGGCGGCATTCGATTATCGCGTTTACATGCACGCGCCGGCCAGCCTGCCGATCCGCCGACCGCGGCCTAAGGATGCGCCGATCGCAGCCGCGGCCGCCGATACCACCGGCGCCGCCGCACGGATGCGGATGCGTCAGACTGAAATCTAACTCCTGATTTTTCGAGTTGCCGACCTGTGACCCGCGCCGGGCCGCAGCGAGGCTTTCCGCTGTTTGCCTGGCGCATCTTTTTTTTCAACCCCGGAGACTCCAACGATGTTTAAGATTGATTTCCGCAAGTCGGCGGCGTTGTTCGCCGTCGCGATCGCGCTGGCGGTGGTCGCCACCGTGCTTCTGTTCCCCAACGAGGTGATGGCGTTCGCCGCCGGCGGCTCGCACTCCGCGTTGTTTACCGCATCTGCGGTGCTGATCGCGCTGCGATCCGAGCATTCCGATCTGGTGGCGAAAGCCGCGGCCAAGATCGCCGAAGTCAAGAGCGGGCTTGCCGCCGATGTGGTGGCCAGGATCGAAACCGATCATGCCGCGCTGGTGCGCGACGCCAAGGCCGTCGAGGCCAAGATCACCGCCGAGGAAGCCCGCATCGCTGCGCCGCCGCCCGCCGCAAAGCCGTGGGCCGAGGCGTTCTATCTGTCGGCTGCCGATTCCGGACTACAGCTTGCCGATATCAACAAGATCGTGCTGGCCAGCACCAGCCATGAGGCGGCCAAGGATGCGCTTATCACCGCGATGGCGGCGGCGCAGAATGCCGGCAAACCCGGCGCCGGCGGCAATGCCACCGTGACGGTGGAAGCCTCGCAAAAGTTCGTTGCCGGCGTCACCTCGGCGATCCTGGCTAAAATACCGATGCTGCGCACCAAAAAGGGCAAGCTGCCCGAAGGCGCCGAGCACAACGAATTTTCCGCCTACAGCATGCGCGAATTGGCGCGGATGTCGCTGGAAATTCGCGGCATGCGCAACATTCCGCGCGATCCGATGCAGATGATCGCCAGCGCCTTTGCGCCGGTATTCATGGCGGGTGCGGCCTCGACCTCGGATTTTGCCAACATCCTCGCCAACATCGCCAACAAATCCCTGCTCAAGGGCTATGAGGAAGCGCCGGAAACTTTCCAGGTGTGGACCGGCACCGGCATCCTGACCGATTTCAAGCCGGCCAAGGCGGTCGATCTCGGCCTGTTCCCGTCGCTGTCGCAAGTCGATGAAGGCGCCGAATACTCATATGCCTCGATGAGCGATCGCGGCGTGACCCGGATGCTGGCGACCTATGGCAAGATGTTCCCCATCACCCGCCAGGCCGTCATCAACGACGATCTCTCGGCCTTCACCAAGATTCCGGCCAAGATGGGCAACGCTGCCAAGCGCACCATCGGCAACCTGGTTTATGCGGTGCTGACCTCTAACGCCAATGCGCCCGATGGCGTGGCGCTGTTCCACGCCGCGACCCATAAGAACCTTGCCACCGGCGGCGGCTCGGCGATCTCGGCGACTTCGCTCGATGCCGGCCGCGCCGCGATGGGCCGGCAGACCGATCCCGACAACATCAAGCAGGGTCTCAATATCTCGCCGGCCTATTGCTTGGTGCCAAAAACCTTGCAGGGCACCGCCAACCAGATTTTCGCCTCGCAGGCAGAGCCTGGCCAGGAAAACCCGGCCGTTGCCAACCGCGTTGCCAACATGGCGGAAGTCGTGGCCGAGTCCCGCCTCGATGTTGCTTCGACCGCGGCGTGGTATCTGGCGGCCAATCCCAACCAGTATGACACGCTTGATGTCGAGTACCTCAACGGCGTGCAGGCGCCGGTGCTGGAACAGCGCGAGGGCTGGAATGTCGATGGCCTTGAATTCAAGGTGCGCATCGACGCCGGTGTGACGCTGAAAGATTTCCGCGGTTTCTACAAGGGCGCCGGCTCGTAACTGCGCCGTGCCGCAACAACGCGGCCGCGCAATGGCGCGCGGCCGCATCCGGTTTTGATTCATGCGCCGATGCGCGCAACAATTTGAAGGATTCAACTCATGCTGAATTATCGTTCTAAGGGCGAGATCGTTGTGGTTCCGGCGCCGAGTGGCGGCGTTGCCAGTGGCGATTTCGTGGTGGTCGGCGCCTTTTTCGGCGTCGCTCAGATCGCGGCGGCCGCCGCCGCGGATTGCCCGATCGTCCGCGAGGGCGTTTTCGTGCTGCCCAAGGCCACCGGCTCGGCCTGGACCAATGGCGATCCGGTGTTTTGGGACTCCGGAGCCAAGAATTGGACCAAGACGGCGGCCGGCAATGCCGCGCTCGGCGTCGCGGCAGCGGATGCGCTGTCTGCCGACACCACCGGCCTGGTTTCGATCGAGGCGGTGCCGGAAGGCCTTTCGGTCAACCCGGTGTCCGGCGGCGCTCTCGCCGGCCTCAAGGTTGTCACCGGCGAGATCGCGCTTGACGGCAGCAATCCCACGCCGGTTTTGACCGGCCTCACCGCGATTGTCGGCGTGTCGCTGGCGCTGAAAAAGAACAGCGCGCCCGGTGTCGGCACCTCTGTCGTCACCTATGACACCACGGGCGGCACGCTCAACCTGTACGGTTGGAAAGTGACCGCATCCGGCGATGCCACCTTGATCGCATCGACCGGCACCGAAACGGTCGGCTATACCGTTTTCGGAACCTGATCGCTACCTTTAGCGACGGGTTAAAAATCTGATCGGCATCAATCCGATCATCATCTGACAAAGCGCCCGATCCCGAGGCCAGGAAATATCGGATACCATTTTTGCGCGCGCTTGCCGCTTGCGGCATTCGCGCCAATGCAAGGGTTGCAGCGATGAGCGTATTCGACGGCATGGCGGATATTTTCGCCGATACCTTTGGCGAGGCCGTCGATTATACGCCGCTGGCAACCAGCATCACCAAGCGCATCACCGCGATCTGGTGGGAGGCGCCGTTGTCGATCACGATCGGCGATGTTGCGGTGGAGGGCGGCAAGACGCAATTGAGTTTGCGCGCCGCCGACATCAGCGTTCCCGCCGAGGGCGACACCGCGCGGCGCATCAGCGACGGCAAGCTGATGACGGTGACGACACCGATCGACGCCGATGGCAAGGGCATCATCGTTTGCAACCTGGCGGAAACCTGATCTATGTCTCATGTCCGCGCGCAGATCATCGCGGCGATCATTCACGCGATCGACGGCCTTTCGACCACGGCGCACCGCGTCTACCAGGGCCGCACCCGATCCTTGCCGAAAGATCACGCGCCGACATTGTTGGTCTATGCGCGATCCGAGCAATCGGATAACGACGCAATGGGCGGCGCGCTGATGCGCATCTTGCGCATCCGCGTCGAGGGTCGCGTGATCATGGCGGCGGTGCCGGATGGCACGCTCGATCAGATCGCGCTCGAAATTGAACCGGCGATGGTCGCCGATCCCTCGCTCGGCGGCCTCGCGCTTGAGGTGACGCTGATTTCCACCACCATCGAGGCGCAGGCGCCTGGCGATGCCCATGCCGGCGAAATTGCGCTCGATTATCGCGTGCGCTACCGCACCCAAGAAAGCGCGCCGGCGACGGCGATCTGATTCCAACTCGAAAAAGGGAAAATTCAAGATGGCTACATTTCACGGCAAGCATGGTGTTGTGATGGAAGGGTCCAGCGCGATCGCCGAGGTGACGAAATTTTCGGTGAAAACCTCGGCCAAGATCGCCGATAATACCGCGATGGGGTCCGATTGGGATACGCACATCGCCGGCCAAACCGTCAATTCATGGTCCGGCTCGATGGATTGCAACGCCAGCCAGGCCGACACGGGCCAGGCCGCGCTTGTCCCCGGCGCCTCGCTTACCCTCAAGCTCTATCCCGAGGGCAACACCACCGGCAAAAACTATCTGACCGGCCTTGCCACCATCACCGATGACGGCATCAACGCCGATAAGGCCTCGACGGTTTCGCGCTCGTTTTCGTTCACTGGCAACGGCGCATTGTCCTGGGCGACGGCGACTTAAAAGAGCGCATCCGCGCTAGCGCCGTAGCGATGATCCACCAACCCAAAGGCCAGCCATGACCGATCGCGTCAATCCCATCCTCGCCGCCGCCAAGGCGCATTTCCGCAACCTTGGCACGCCATCGATCACGGTGCCGGAATGGACGATTGAGGGAAATCCGGTCAAGATTTTTTGGACTCCATTGACGTGCCTGGAACGCGAAGCCATTTTTGACGGCGGCGGCAAATCCGATCTCGATATTTTCGTACTCAAGGCGCTCGACGCCGATGGCAAGAAACTATTCGATCTCGATGACAAGATGGCTTTGCGCACCATGGTGGCGCCGCAGATCATCACCCGCGTGGCCGCGCAGATGATGGCGCTGCCTGATGTCGAGGACATCGAAAAAAACTAAGAAGCGATCCGCAGCGCATGGCTAAATTTGCGCTGGCGGATCGCTTGCGAAAGACCATGGCCGAGATCGACGCCATGCCCGTCACCGAATTTGCCGAGTGGATGGCGTTTTACAAAATCCGCAAGGAAGATCAGGACTAGCGCGCGATGGCAACGGCCGAGGTTTTACCGATCGTTTTGGAGGGAACGGACAAGACCGCCTCGGCATGGGCGTCGTTTATCCGCAATGCCAAGGGCGGCCAGAGCGCGGTGGATCAGGTCAAAGCCGCGATGGCCGGTTTTTCCGGCGGCAGCGTTTCGTCATTGTCGCAAATCGGCACCGCCGCCAGGATGCTGGCGAATCCCTATGTCGCGGTGACGGCGCTGGTGGTCGGCCTCGGCGGCGCCAGCCTTTCGACCGCGCGCGACATGGCAAAGATCGGCGATGTCGGCGCCGAGGTTGGCGTGCGCGCCGCATCGAGCATTGTCGGCCTCGGCGACGCACTGGTGAAGGTTGGCGGCGATGCCGGCGATGCGGCGGCCGGTCTGAAAAACCTGCGCTCGCAACTCGATATCAATTCGCGCGATGGCGGCTATCTGGAAAATCTGTTCAAGCTTAACAAAAGCTCGATCACGGATGCGGCCGGAAATATCAAGCCGCTCAACGATATCTATAAGCAGTTGGCCGGCTACATCAATAACGCCAAGAATGACACCGAGGCGCTAGAGATCGCCACCAATGCGTTCGGCGCCAAGGCTGCGCCGGATATGGTGAAGGCGATCAAGGGCGGCGCCACCTCGCTTGATGCGATGGCTAAAACCGATCTCGATCCGATCATTCAGCAAAGCCGTCAGATCGCCAAGATTTGGGAAGGCGCCAGCGGTGGCGATGGCTGGCTCGATCGCGCCGGCCTGTCCTGGGATAAGTTGAAGGACGGCTTTGCGCAGGCCGGCAATAACATCTCGCTGGCCGCCGCCAGAATCCGCGGCGCGCCAGGCGCCGACATGCTAGCGCGGCAAATCAACGGTGCCGGCGTTGGCACGTCGACTCCCGACACTGAATATCCGCCGATCGGTCCTTATACCGGAACCGCGCCGCGCACGGTCACGCCATCAAACCGGCCCGATCCCGCCGGTACCGCGGCCTTTGATAAGGCCTCGATCGCGATTGCGAAGCATACCGCCGAAACCCTCGCCGACACCGCCGCAGTCGATCTCGGCGCCGGCGCGCTGGCCGAAATGCAAACCGAGGCCAAATTGCTGGCGACGGCGCAAGAGGCCGGTTTGCCGATCACGCAAAAGATGCGCGACAAGATTCAAGACCTGGCGCAAGACTCCGGCGACGCCGCCGCGGCACTCGCCAAGGCCAAGACTGCCTCTGAGATCAATTTCACCCGCGGCACCGCGTTTCTGACCGCGGATGATGTGGCTATCGCCACCTCGCTCAAGGGCATCTACGGCACCGATATTCCGGCAGCCCTCGGATCGACCGAGGCCGCCGCGATGCGGATGAATAATATATTCAAGGAGATTTCCTCGACCGGCCAGGATGTCAATCGCGGTCTATTTGTCGATTTCACCAGCAAGTTGCGCAGCGGCACGTCGGCATGGGACTCCTTTTCTGCCGCCGGCCTCAATGCGCTCGGCAAGATCAGCGACAAGCTTTCGCAGATGGCGGCCGATCAGTTATGGAAGGCGGCCTTCCCTGGCGGCGGCGGTTCGTTTCTCAGCCTGCTTGGCATCGGCACCGGCTCTAAGTCCGATTCCGCGGCCGGGGTTGATTCGATCACCGATCCCACGTTCGCCGAAGGCGGTTTTACCGGATCGGGCGGCAAGAATCAGCCGGCCGGCATCGTGCACAAGGGCGAGTTTGTGTTTGATCAGGCCGCCACCTCAAGGATCGGCGTCGCGGCCCTGGCGCGGTTGCAAAAGGGTTACGCCGATGGTGGCCCGGTTGGCGATCTCTCGCCGGCCGATATCATGCGGTCAGGTTCCGGCGGCGCATCGGCAACGCATGTTTCGGTCGGCGTGTCCGTCGATGATGACGGCAATTTGCAGGCCTATGTCAAGGATATCTCGGCCAAGTCGGCCGATCGGGGAATCAATAGCTTTGTGCAATCGCCGGCCTTTATCGGCCATGTCGCTGTAGCGGCCGGCCGCGCGCGCCAGCAACGGAAACTTTTCTGATGTCGCTCACTTTCCCGCGCGCCGACATCATGAGCATGGTGGGCTATGCGCCGGCCACCAAGCCGCTGCAATTGCTGGAACGCCAGGAATTGAGCCGCCAGGCCGGCGGCATCACGCTAGCCAAGGATTTTGGGCCGGCGCTATGGCTCGGGGATTTCACCACCGTGGCGCTATCGCATGCCGCGGCGGTTGCATTCGAGGCCGCGCTGCATTCGCTCGATGGCGCGATCCGGCTCTTTGAGGCCGGCGATCTCCGCAACGGCTCGATGCCGCTGTATTATCCGACCGGGGTTTTCAGCGACACTGGCGTGATCCATTCGCTCGACTCGGCAACCTCGATGAGTCTCGCCAGCCTGCCGGCCAGTTTCCACCTGTCTGCCGGCGATTTCCTCTCATTCGATTATGGCTCGCCATCCTCGCGCGCGTTGCATCAGGTGATGGAGTCGGTGGTCGCCAACGGTTCCGGGCAAACCGCGGTGTTCGAGGTGCGTCCGCAAATCCGCGCCGGGGCGGTGACATCAACCGCCGTCAAGCTGAAAACCCCGCGCGGGCTGTTCACGCTGGTGCCGGGATCGGTGGCGGCGACGCCGGCAGGCGGCAAGGCTACCTCGATCTCATTTCAGGCCGGGCAGTATCTATGACGCGCGCGATATCGACCGCCAACGCCACGGCCCTGGCGGCGCGGCGCCTGGTGGCACGCGATTTCATCTGGTTTGTGGTGCGCGATCGCATCACCGGCGATCCCGTCACAGATGGCTATTGGTCCGATGTCGGCACGGTTTCGGCCGATGTGATCGATCCCGATACCGGCGGCGCCTCGACGCGCACCTTTCACGGCGCGGGATCTCTGATATCGATTTCCGATATTCCGCTGGTGTCATCGCTGACGGTGCAAAACGTCACCATCACGCTTTCGCAAGTGGCCGATCGCGTCAACGATCTGTTGCGGACCTATGATTGCAAGCAAGGCCAGGTGACGATCTGGCGCGGCCATTTTGACCCGGCAACGCGCGCCATGGTGGCGCCGGCCGAGCCGCGCTTTATCGGCACTATCGATGAGGCGCCGATCACTACGCCAAAGGAAGGCGATGCGGGATCGGTTATCATCACCTGCACATCGAGCACCCAGGAATTGACGCGCGCCAATCCGGATACGCGCTCGGATGCCTCGCAACGCTTGCGCGCCGCCACCGATAATTTTTATCAGGATACCGCGGTGGTCGGCGGTTGGCAGCAATTTTGGGGCCGCGCATCCGGAAACATTCCGAGCCATAACGGCTTTAGCCGAGCGCAGATCGGCGCGGCGGTTAAGGATGTCGTATGATCCGCGCCGCGCGGCTTTCGGATTCGCCGCGCGCGGTCGAATTACTCCGGGATTCGCGGCTCGCCGCCGGCTTTGATTCTCCCGGTGGCCTGACCGGCTTTTGCTTTCCGTTTGATCCGCTCTATGCCGCGCGCTTGTTTATGGCGCACCTCGGCCAGCCGCACCGGCTTTGCCTGGTTCTCGATGTCGATGGCATGGCGCAAGGCGTCTTGATGGCGGTGGCATCAGAACATCCTTTCGGCCCGGTATGGCTGGCGCGCGAGTCGGTGTGGTGGATCGATCCAGCGCACCGCGGCACCGCGGCGCTGCGCATGCTCGATGCCTATGAGGCCTGGGCCGCGCAATGCGGCTGCGCTTGCGCCGGGATGGCCGGCATGGGCGATGATCCGCAAGTGGCAACACTCTATCGCAGGCGCGGCTATCGCACGGCCGAAATCCATTTTCTAAAGGCGTTCGCGTAAAATGGCGATTTTAACCGCGATCGCATCATTTATATTGGCCGGCACGTTCCTGGCCGAAACCATCGCGGTGCCGATCCTGGCCGCTGGCCTTGGGCTTGCCGCCTCGCTCGGCCTTTCCTACGCGGCGCGCGCGCTCGCCGGCACGCCGCCGGCGCCAACCGCGGCCGGCTTTAGCGTACAGGGGACTCTCACATCCGGCGCCGATGTACCGCGCTCGTTTAATCTCGGCTACAGCGTCACCGCGGGATCGCTGGTATGGGCCAACACATGGGGCACGCTTTCGCCTGGTGGCGTCAATACACCAAACGCGTTTCTCACCCAGGTGATCGCGCTTGCCGATTTGCCCGGCGGCGCCTTGCGGGAGTTTTGGGTTAACGGGGAATTGTGCACGCTCGGCGTCACGCCTGATCCAGATTACGGCTATCCCGTCACGCAATATCGTACCGATGACGGCAATCAATGGCTGTGGATCAGGTACTATGACGGCACGCAAACCGCTGCTGATCCGCTATGCGTCAACTTTGCCGCGTCCGCTGATCGGCCCTATGAAAGCACCCGGATCGGCACAGGCGTCGCCTATGTCGTCATCACCGCGGCAGTGAATGAAAAGCTTTGGACCGGATTCCCGACATTCAAATTCGCTTTGTCCGGCGTGCCGCTTTACGATCCTTCCAAGGATTCCAGTGTCGGCGGTTCCGGATCGCAGCGTTATGCCGATCCATCGACCTGGGGCGGCGACGGCGACAATTTTCCGGCGGTGCAGATTTACAATATCCTGCGCGGCTTTTCCTATGGCGGTGCCTGGCTATACGGCTTGCAAAATCTAGCGGCGGCGCGCCTTCCGGCGACCAACTGGATTGCGCAGATCGCCAAATGCCGCGCCACCATCACCGGCATTGCCGGCGCCGAGCCGACCTATCGCGCCGGCGGCCAGATCAGCGTCGACGCGCCATCGGCCAATGCGGTGGAATCCTTCCTGACCGCGTGCCAGGGCAAGATTTCGGAGATCGGCGGATTTTATAAAATCCACTTGGGCGCGCCCGATAGTCCGTCTTTTTCGTTCACCGATGCCGATATTCTCTCGACCGAGGAACAGGTTTTCAAACCGTTTTTCGCGCTCGCCGATAGTGTCAACGGCATTCAGGGCAAGTATCCCGATCCGGCGCAGGCCTGGGCCTATGTTCCGGCGCCGGCGCTCTATCGCACCGATCTGGAAATAAAAGACGGCAACCGCCGCCTGATGGCGAATCCGGCTTTTGATTTCGTGCCATATGCCGCGCAGGTGCAACGCCTGCAAAAATCCGCGATCGAGGAAGCACAGCGCGCGCGCACCCATACCATCGTGCTGCCGCCGTCATTCTGGACGGTTGAGCCTGGCGATGTCGGCACCTGGACCTCGGATCGCAACGGCTATTCGGCCAAGCAATTTCGCTGTGATGCGCTGGTTGATAAAGCCAACCTCGACTCCATCCTCAACATCACCGAGGTTGATCCGGCCGATTATGCCTGGACGCATGCGGTTGATTTTCAGCCGGTCACATCAGGGCCGACCATTGTGGTGCGGCCGCCGGCGCAGGCCGTCATTGATTGGGCGGCGACCGGCGCCGCCATTTCCGACTCCAGCGGCTTTGCGCGCCGCCCGGCGATTAGCCTTTCATGGGATGGCTCATTGCTCGGCATCGCCGGCGTGCAATTCGAGGTGCGGCTTACCGCCGACTCCACCGTGGTGGTACGCGGCCGCACCGATCAGTTGGCGGCCGGATCGATCCTGATTTCGCAATCGCTGTTGCCGAATACCGCCTATCAGGCGCGCGGCCAGTATTTGCCGAGCGCGCCGCGCGATATGCTGTGGAGCGACTGGCTCGACGTGACAACGCCGGATGTCAGGCTAGGCTTGCCGGATTTCACCGTCGATGTGGTCACGCAAGTGACCGATATCATGAGCGCGATGGATTCGCGGCTTTCCAATGTCGAGCAACGCTTTGCCACCGAAACCTCGAAAATCGCCGCGCAACAGTGGATCAATACTAATACGGTAAGCAGCCGGCTATCGGCCGCCACCGATACCACTTTTTCAGAAATCTTGAGCGTGCAGACGGTTTCGGTGGCAACCGATGCCGCGCTTGCAAGCTCGATCACCGCCCTGACCGCGACGGTGGCCGGCAACACCGCCTCGATCGCCACCAATGCGTCGGCGATCGCCAGCCTCAACTCGGCGTTTTCCACCTATACAACGGTGACGGCGGTAGCCGCGTTCGGTTCGCTGGCGACGGTGACAGCCAATTCTTCGGCGATCGCTACGCTCAACGGCTACGCCGCCGCGCAGTATTCTGTCGCGCTCGATGTCAACGGCTATGGCATCGGCTTTAATCTGTTGAACGGTGGCGGTGGAATTTCGTCTTTCACCGTCACGGTGGCAAAATTCCAGATCGCTTCGCCAGGCGTCACCGGCGGCGCCGCGGTGCCGATCTTTACCGTTGCCAATGTTTCCGGCTCGCCGAAAGTGGCGTTGCGCGGCGACATGATTGTGGACGGCATCATCACCGCGACCATGATCGCGGCCAACACCATCACGGCATCGCAGATCG